CGATGTGTTTAGCGCCTTTCACTGGATCGACGCATTTACTCATCGACCGTATCGCGGGATATCGACTCAGTGGTCGCTGTTCCTACGATTTTTATGGGACGGTTGTGGACTGTATCCTAGTGCCAGGATCAGATGCAACTTACGTATACTACGCAGTAGAGCAGGATTGTGTTCCAACAACTCGCATGATTCTTGCGATCCTAGCTCGGCACTTCAACGGAGATTTTTCGGGATATTATAATGCTTGGTGTTCATTGGATAGTCTTACCTTTGGAATAAAGGCGGCTGAGCAGATCTCAGTGCGTCATTCACCGGAGGCGTTACAGGCACTACCTGTGTCTAAGATTACTAGCGAGCATCATGTCCACTTCACAGCCGCTGAAGTGTGGTCGTGTCTCAACGAGCGGCAGCGAGTCAAGGCATCTGCAGCTTTCAGAATGCCAGGTGATGTTACTACGTCTGCAATGGCTGGTGTGCTATTGTGGCTAGCATCGTTAGAAGAACCATTGTACTCGATCATCGTCAGGTCTAGTATATTGGACGCAGCTGACATGGACGCGTACATCAAGGCAGCGAAAGCCTTCTCGGTTAGAGCCAAATCTTTCCAGAATCTGATCGAGGTGGACTTGCGGCCGATCTTCGAGCTCGAGGTTCTCGCTAATCGCGCATATGGGGCCGTAGATTGGGAAGCTGAGCGCGAGCATCGCATCCACCCAAATACTGCAAACCTGAGTCCGGCAGAGGTTGAGTTCGCGGCGATGCGCCTGTTCTCATCACCCGATACCGACAAAGACAGGCCAGTGTCGGTGGGGTGGGATGAGTATTGGAAGTCGCGTTGGCAGTGGTCTGCGGCTGGCTCGATCCACAGCCAATACCAAGAAGACCTCGACAAGCTGCCAGAAGAGTATGCTTTGCGCACTAAATTCATAGCCATCATACTGGAAGCAGATCACGGCATTCAGCATTACATCAATCGCCCGCCAGAAGTACATGCGTGGGCGTCTACTAAGTACGAGTGGGCTAAGATGCGCGCGATCTATGGCACTGATGTAACGAGCTACATTCTGACAAACTTTGCATTCATGAATTGTGAGGATACGCTGCCGAAAGCTTTTCCGGTGGGTAAACGCGCTAATCCATCGTTCGTCTCGGCCCGTGTCGCAGCGACACTGGAAGGCGCCGTGGCGTTCACCCTAGACTATGAGGACTTTAACAGCCAGCACAGTACAGAATCAATGCAGGCGGTAATGCGTGCGTGGGTCAGGGTGTACAAGCCGTACTTGTCAGCAGAGCAGATAGAAGCGGCGAAGTGGGCCATAGCATCACTGGACCATGTAGTAGTGCACGATAACACAGGATTGAAGACGTCGTACGAGTCTAGAGGCACTCTGATGTCGGGGTGGCGTCTGACGTCGTTCGTGAACTCAGTGTTGAACTATATCTACACACATGCAGTAGCGGGCAACGTCGGGCGGACTCGGCGTTCAGTGCACAACGGCGACGACGTGTTGATGGGGGTGTCTTCGTTCGCTACGCCGGTCACAGTATTGCGCAACGCGAAGGTGGCGAATTTCAGGCTGCAGCGCGCTATGTGTAACTTCGGTGGGCTAGCAGAATTCCTGCGTGTCGATCACGTACATGGTAGTACAGGCCAATATCTGGCTCGCAACATATCTACTTTAGTTCACTCCAGGATAGAGAGTCGTGCGGC